AGACGACGGAGACACTTGCGAGCGTAGTTGACCTGCTCTTCGTCCCACTTCTCGCACGTCCATGTGGTGCGGAACAGTCCCGAATCCCCGAGAGCGTTCGTCACACCTACAGATGCCCCATCCTCACCGCGGGCCACATCTACGTCCATTACTGCCTCCTTACTCCTTGCGTACCGCTAGACTGCGGCCGCGGTTGTCCGTTCGGGTTCTGTGCTTGTGCGTTCGGTGGCTCAGGTGGCCCACCCTTCGTCAGCGCCTGCCGCTCTGCGTCTGCATCAGATTCCTCCAGCATGCGCATGATCGTCTCATCGTCGTAGCCGAGTTCCTTGAGGATCTGCGACCTCGACACTCCGACAGCCTTCTTCTTCACTGCCGTGTCTGCGATCTCCGAGTCAGACCTCGGCGTTGCGTCCTTCCACAATGTCTCTATCCTCAAGTCCTCTTTTGGTGCAGGGCCGTCGATGAGCATGCAGAAGAGCATAACATCCTGCCAGACATTGCCGTACGACGTCTGCCTGTCAGTGATCTTCTTCACAAACCTGGCTTCTGCTGACTTCATCGCTTCTCCAGAGGGGAAATCTCCCTGAGTGATGAAGAAGTAATGCAGCGGGGTACCACTTACCCGTGCGACGGATGACCAGAACTTGTCCTGCACCTTCAAGAACTGTGCCAGGTCCGTGGCATCGAACTGTCCGACTTTCACCTCTGGATCCGAGAACGACAGCAACCTGTCAACGCCGTAATTCTTGGCGGACTGCTCTACTGGCTCTCCAGTCGCCTCGTCATACTCGATCTCCAGTCCAATGACCCACCGCTGCTTGAACGAGGCGAACTCCATGGCGATGATCATGTCCATGACGGATTTGTTCTGTGCGTTCTGGAGAGGCACTACATCCTTCAATTCGGAGATGCCGTGCTTCTTTCTCCCTCGATTCGGGAAGTGGAACACCGGAACGACCTCGTACGGGTTCGGAACCGTCTCATACTGGGTCCACGACTCCTCTCTCGGGTTGAATGTCCGAGATGTACCTTTTTGCAGGTATTTTTGGATCGCTACCTCGGTATAGATGTTCAGATACCAGCGTCCCTCGAAATCGTCCCACCACACCTTCGCAGCACGGAGAATCTTCTTCTGGTTGTTCGGATCGTACTGGACACAGACCTCATTCGCGTACTGAGGCCAAATCTCCGCCTCCATATTGTCGTTCGGCCAGACGATGGCGTATGAGTCACCCATCATCAGCGACTCTGTGTGGACCTCGTTCGACCTCTCGTCCATGTTGTTCCGACGCCAAATCTCAAGCGCCTGCTCTCCGAGCGGATCCACTGTTGTCACCTTCTTGCGCCCAGGTGCGTTCGGTGTAGGTGGCACACCAGCAATTCGTGGCTGAGGCGTCGGCACGTTCGAATCTACAGGCTCTGTCTTCGTCTGTGCCTCTGACGTCTTGAAGCCCGTCACCACGAGCCTATCTGCGAGCGAATCAACCACAGGACCACACATATTCTCGGCAAACTCTTTGAATACATACCCGAAGGTGGACCTGAACTTCTCCGTCGCAAAGGCCAGCGCATGGTTCCCCATGTAGTAGTTGAAGTACAAGTTGTATCTGCCTTGGCGCTCGACAGAAGAGAAATCATGGAGCGCCCACAGCAGGTCGCTGTTCCTACCCGTCACACCTGGAGCATAACTACTCATGCTGTCGCCATAACGTTTCTCCGCTTCGTGAAGTCTTCATACCCGCCAGACAGCGCATCGCAGATGTCATCGTGCGCAGAGAACGGATAATGGGTGACTTCATAGAAGAAATCTTTGTTCCACCTGCCTCTACACACTTTGAACTCTCCTCGCTCGGCTGCACCTGCAACTGTGTCAATCCGCAACTCTTTTGGCCCAGTAGAAGGTATTCCACGGAAATTGTACCCCTTGAACACCGTTCTTGCCAACTGCCACACCGCTATCTTGCCCTGAGACCCTGGTTCGCGCTCTACGCGGTTCCTGACCCGATATCCGTCTGAAACCACCGTTTTCCTCATGGTTTTCAGCAGATTCCCCGGATTCTCCCTCACCCGCACCATATCCATGATGTAGATGAAATCGTCATCCCCCATAGCGAGCAGCAACCCCACACTCCAGTCTGGGTCCTCCCCTGCCTTCGGATCTGTCGCCGCGAGATCCCATCTCCTGAAAGCCTTCCGGATTTTCACCCCACGAGGCACCATCGGGACCACCTCAAACCAATCCTTCTCGAATACGCCGCCCTCAGAAGGCGCTGGCCGCTGCTGATACAGCGCAGACCAGACATTTCCGTTCGACATGTGGGGAACCAACTTGTCGTACGGGAATCTCTCAGGGAATAACACCTCCCCTGCGACCCTACCCAACGGATCTGGAAGCGGATAATCCTCATCAGGTTCCTCTGCAATCGCTGGCAACCTGACCCTGATGAACTTGTCATCTAGATCCTCACCAAGATCTGCCTCCGCTAGCACGCGACCAATCAGGTCATCCTCGTGCCACCTCGTTCCGATCAGCAAAATTACCCCATCAGGCTCAAGACGAGTTCTGAACGTCGACTTGTACCACTCCCACTGGTTCCGTCTCATCGTCTCTGACTGGGCATCCTTCATGTTTTTCACCGGATCGTCAACGATCAGAAGGTTAGCCCCCTTCCCCGTGAGCGCACCCCCGACCCCAGCCGTGAACATCCCGCCTTTTCGCCCCTTGATGTTCCAGTTATCGGCAGCAGACGTCCTCGGATTCACCTCTATCCCGAAAAACCGCTTTCCGTACTGCTCAGTCGTATCCCTCGTCTTCCTACCCCACGTCGCCGCGAAATCCGCCTCATACGACGCGAGCATCACCCTATTATCCGGGAATGCCCCCAAATACCACGCAGGCGCGTAATGAGAACACAGCTCAGACTTCCCGTGTCTGGGCGGTTCTTCAATCACGACCCCAATGTACCCCTCGCGCAGCAACTCGCCCGCGAACAACTGCATCAAGATCGAGTCCAGATAGTCCACATGCTTCGCGTGGATCCACCTAGACGGATTCTCTCCCTCTCTAACTGTCTCCGTTTTCCAGTTGCACGCCACTGCCAGGCCCGATGGGCTTGTGTTCGCCAGCAGAACCTGCAACTCTTGAGAGGAGATCTCGCGCTGTTTCTCTTGCATCTGCGTCAATGAGCACCACCGTGTTTATCTGCGTTTGCGGACTCTCATTACCGACGTGCTCGACCTTGTCCTTCCGGCCCCAATTCTCTGGGTCCGTGCGCTCCAGATACCACGCGTTCGCCTGCCACGTCCCTGCCTGCTGCGAATTACCTACAGTAACGATGTTCTTAACAGCCTGAGCGCGCCTCTCTGCTTTGGCTACTTCAATGTCTGCCACAAGCTTGGCAAACTCAGGGTACTCATCTGCCCGCCTTCGACCCTTCTCCATCCAAGTAAAGAGAGTATCTGTGCCAAGGCCTGCAAGTAGTCCTGCATCCGTGACAGAGACACCCTCCTTGATATTCTCCAGGATCTTCTTGTGAGTCTCAGGAGTGTACTTCGTCAGTGCTTTCTGACCATTCCTGATGACTTCCACCACTGGAGCCTGTTGCACCACTACTTCTCTCCCACCACGCGTACTCTTGGGCATAGCCCACTAGGTTACATGCTCACACGTGGACGGGTGTGCTGGAGGGGGAGTCCGAGCTACTAGACCATCTCAGTTGCGACGGACGTTCACCCGAACTCCCCCATGTGCTATCTGAACCGAATGCCACCGAACACGAGCAAGATCAGAAGCACGATGATGAGCACCCAAGCCCAAGTGGGCATCTGGCCCTCCTAGACCTCGATGTCGAACTCGTCGAGGACGTCGCCGTCTTCTGTCTCTACGACCACGTGAGTCGATCCGGTGTGGTCGACCGGGAACGTGAGAGCGGCGAAACCTTGGTTGCTGTCGAGATTGGTGCCGGAATGGTCATCTCCGGAAGATGTCTTGATCTTGACGGGGCCCTCGTAATCGCCGACTTCCCACTCGATGACGATGGCCTTGCGCTGACTGTGTACTCCACCCATCTTGCTC